CTTCTTCCGTTACGCTCGGTGTCGTTCAGTCCCTGGATGAACTTATTCATCGTCCCGACCGCGTCCTCGCCCCAGGACTGCTTGAACTGCTCCGCGCTCATTCCGGCAACGGAAGCGAATTCCTCCAGCTTGTTCCCGGTCTCCGTTGCCTTGTACAGGGTGGAGATCAGGGTGGACATGGACGTGGATCCGGAGGCGGCCTCGATACCGAGGGAACCGACAGCCGCGGCGATTGCCAGGATGTCTCGTTCACTCATGCCTGCCTGCGAAGCAGCTGCCGCCATGCCCTGAGACATCTCCACGACCTTGGAGGCGGTGGTTGCTGTCGAGTCACCCAGGGCGGCAACGGTGGAACCGAGGCGCTCATAGTCTGTAGTGCCGGTGATATTGGCAAACTGCGCCAGCATGGTGGCGGCGCTGTCTGCCGTCAGGTCGGTTGTGGTACCCAGTTGTGCCATAACCGTTGTGAAGGTCTGAACGTTCTCCTGCGCGATACCCAGCTGACCGGCTGTCGTTGCGATGCTGGCCAGCTCATCCGCTGTAATGGGGATCTCTGTTGACAGCTGTTTGAACGTCTCGCCAAGGCCGCTGATAAACTCATCCGAACCACCGACAGTACGTTTAACGCCTGCCATGGAGGTTTCGAACTGCGCTGCGGCTGTGGCGCATTCTTTCAGTGTGTCATAGACGGCTTCCAGGCCTTTGATAACCCCTGCCGTCTGCAGGGCTGCGGAGATGCCGCCCAGTAGATCGCCGGTGCTTCCTGCGCTGTTCAGAGAATCCAGCTGAGACTTCAGCTTCTCGACCTGCTGTGAACCTTGCGTAAACGCAGAAGCAAAGCCGCCGCCGAGCGCAGCGTTCAGCTCGAACATCATCTGATAATTTCCGGCCATGTTCGCATCTCCTTTCTGTTATATTTCTGAAGGTTTACCGGTGCTTCTTCCGGGCCTTCTCGATTTCTTCGTTTTCTTCCTCGATCACGGTGTTTCCGGCGCGGATCCAGCGCGTGAATTCGGCCAGGGGCAGGCTGATCCAGTCGAATACCGGCGTGTGAAAGTTCTTCGCCATCCGGATTGCGTTGGTTCTTAGCCAGTCCCCGCCGTCTCCACCGCTTGCGCCTACTTCAATAAAAAATTTCTGACCGCGTTCACCAGCCTGTTGAAATCCTTAAGACCGAGTTTTAGGAATGCGTCAACTCCGATCTTCTCCTGGCAGGCTTTTCCGGCAATGCCAAGGATGTAGTCGTTGTTGAGTGCGCCGAAGATCACGGCGCCTTTCTTCCTCATCATCAGCTCGGTTTCAACCTCGATGCTGTCCTTGCCGGTCAGACTTTCAAGATCGAGCGTGAGCCGCTCGTAGGTGCGACCTTCATACTCCAGAGGCTTCTTTAATTCCAGGACTACAACGCCCGTGTTTTCCTCGGCGGCCGCCGCCTGCGCGGTTTCCTGCACGGTATCCTGTTTATTCTCGGTAGTAGCCATTGCGATTCGTCTCCTTTCGGTTCATAAAAAGGTAGGGCTCTGGCGAATACCAGAGCCCGTATTGCTTACTTGCCCAGGGCCTTCCGGATCGGGGCGAAGTAATCCACGCCATCGATGACGCAGATGTAGTTCAGGGGATCGATCTCCCAGATCTTCTGGCCATCCTTGTAACCGGCGTAGTAAACCACGCTGAAGGTGCTGGCCGTGTCGGCGGGGGTTGCAGGCTGCAGGCCGCCGGGGTTCATGGCCTTCGGACGCGCGATCATCACGTACTTGTCGGCCTCGATGCCGTACTCGGCAGCGGTGGTGTCCCAGTACTGATGCGCAACGCGCAGGTCGAGGTGATGGCTCTTGATCTTCGCCAGGCTCTTCGCGGCCTCGGTGGGGCTGCGCCAGTTCAGCGCCAGCTCCATAGCTTCCATCATGCCGGTCACGGGCACGTCAACGTTGCCGTTGATGCCGGCGCCCTGGATCTGGGTCACGATGAAGGCGATGTTCGGCAGGGTGGCCTGGGTCAGGCCCATGAAGTTTACGCCGTCTTCATAGAGCTCATAGATGATATTGGTTTCAGGCTGCTTGGACATTGGTCATCCCTCCTTAGCTCAGCGCTTCAGTGACGTACGCCGGGTCATACTCCAGGACGAAATCAATCTCCTGAGCAGGGGACGGAGGCGTTACGAACACATGAAGCTTGACGATACCAGCCATCAGGTTGGTCTGCGGATTCTCGCTCTCCAGCATCTCGCAGCGGCCGCCCAGGATGTATCCGGAGCCGGTCAGGCCGTTCAGCCAGATATTGCAGGAATCCAGGATGGTGTCGATAAACCGCCGGGTCATCGGCTCATCCAGCTTGCCCCAGAAGGTCCGGATCAGCGTATTGCCGATGAAGTCGATCATCCTGGACACGGGGATAAAGTAATCCTTCACGTCCTGGTTGGTCGGATAGCAGGCGGTGTAGTTGCCCCACACCTTGAAGCCGCCCATGAAGTTGAGGCCGGTTACAACGCCGCCGGCGTTGAGGATGTTGGCCTGCTCCAGGCTGAGGATGACCTCGCCTCCGGCTACGGTCACCAGGCTGTCGCACTGCAGGCCCTTGTTGGAGGGGCTGACGTGCGGAGCGCCCCAGGTGGCGTCCGTAGAAGCGATGACACCCGCGACCTGCGTGGACAGGTGGTAAACCTTATCGCCCAGCTTGACCAGAGGCCAGCAGACGATTTCGTTTTCATCCGTGAAGTTGTTGCTGTTCTTCAGCGCGACAACCTCGTCATAGGTGTCGGCACCGCCGGAAGCGGCAGTAGAGATGTCGATGATCGCCTTGGCGCGGAACATGCCGTTGATCGCCTCGGCCTTGGCAGCCATCACAGCCGCCACAGCGGTGTTGTCGGAGTATCCGGGAGCCACGATCAGATCGGGGATCATGTTGATCGTGCTCATGCACAGATCCACCTTGTCAATGCCGCCGGCCACGATATTCGCGGTCACGCTGGCGGGAGTGACTTCGTCATAAGCAATGTTCAGGGTAGCGGCGCTGTAGATGCTGCCGGTGCTGAGGACTTCCACGGTCAGGACTTCATCCGCAAAGTACAGGATGTAGTCGGTGCCGAGAACCTTCGCTGTCACGTCGGAAGAGGAAGCCTTCACGACCACGGAGGCAGGGATCGCCTTCTTGGACAGCGCGACCTTCTTGCTCACGACATTCTTGTCAGCCGCGGCAACAGCGGATTTCATAGTGCTGGAATCGAGCATGTTGCAGAAGATCGCGGGGGAAACGTTGAACAGTTTGAAGTGGGAATACATCGCCTCGCACAGGGGGTAGGTATCCCAGTCATCGGAGTAGCCCAGCTTCTCAACCGCTTCGTTCCAGCTGGTGCAGAGCACCGGAACACCGGCCGTAGACGGATTGTCCGCGTTCTGGATCGGGGAAGCCCCGATGAAGAACGGAACACCGGTTTCAACCGTTGCGGGAGTCGTTGCACTGGTAGGAATCTCCGACACGAAAACTCCATGCTTTGCCATCGGTATTAACCTCCATTCGTTTTGAGCATTTTAAGAAGCCGCTTGTTCGATTCGAACAGGCGGTTTCCTGGTTGCTTGATCATTTTTCTTGCCGCCGCCAGCTCTTCGCCGGTGATCAGCAGCTGCGCAATCGGGGGATACTTCTCAATCGCCGGAGCCAGCCGCTTTTCGATCTCTTCCCGTGTACCGGAAAGGATCGTGTTGTGCTGGGCCGCGCTCTTGATCGTAGGCCCGATGTACACGAGATAGGTTACAGGGTTCAGTACCTGTGTGGTTGACCGTCCCATACGCTTGGTTCCTCCTGTGTGATTCTCGGCATTTTCCATACCGACATCATTTCGCCCAGATAGAACGGCGCGGTGTCATCCGGATAAACCAGCTGCTCAATGCCGCCTTCCTGGTCGAGCTTGAACTGCTTCGAAAGCACAGGGAAGCGCATCAGGTCAATCCGGATGCGTTCCATGAGGTTCAGAAGCATCAAGCCGCCCTCCTGTTCGTCCGGAGAATAAACGCAGAACAGCGTCCGCACGTTGACCAGGCTTTCCGGCAGCTGGCCGGGGTCCTGGTGGTTGGACGTGTTCACAACCGTATGCAGGACATACGGCGCGTATTTCGTGGACGCCTTTTCGTCCGGGAGCCTGCATCTGTAGACTGCAGCAACCCTTTCGTCAGGTTCCGGTTCTTCCTTGGTCGGCTTCACCGGCATCAGGAGATCCTTGGTCGCGGCCTCCGTGCGTTCCTTCAGGGCTGTCAGCAGCGTAACTGCATCCATGTTTCAGCCCTCCTTATTTGCCGAGGATACGTCCGATCTCATGAACCAGACGTTCATTGAAGACTTCCATGATCTTCTGGCCCAGCGGATCCGCGACCTCGTTATCCTTCAGCATGTGAGGAGTGGACGGGCCCAGCTTCTTCCGGACCGGGAACCTCGGCTTTCCGACACGTTCGTATACGTGACCACCGTATGCCTTGATATCGAAGGCGTGCTGCAGGTGGACGCTGTTACCGCGCTTTGCCTGGTAGGTGACGCCTGATCCTCTGGAAATCTTCGGATTGAATTCGAGCAGATCCAGCATGGCGCCGGCGTACCGGATAATCACCTTGGTAGCGCCGGAGCCTCCACCGAACACCTTGACCGTGGTCGTGGTGTTCTTGGAGAATGTGCCTGCCTTGATGTTGTAGACCCGGACCGCGTAGCGCTTGGCCTCCGTTTTACCGGCCTGGCCTGCGCGTTTCGCCGCCCGGTTTACCGCAATCATTGCTTTACCCGGGAAGGAGTAAAGCACAGTGTTTACGTAGTCGAGTGAATTCAGACCGTCAACTCTTACGTCTATGACGCCCATCTGTATTCACCTCACTCGTCAAACGCTTCAAGCTCCAGGCGAATCATGCCGTGATCGCATTGGGACTGCGCAACGTAGTACCAGCGGAGGAAGCTGCTTCCTGCATCGTAGATGCCGAACTTGCGGCCCTTCTCAGGTACTTCGCCGTCCAGGTCGATCAGCCGGCAGTGAAATACCGCCGTTACGCGGTAGATCCCGTGCTCGTGATCGCTCATGGGCGTTACGCGGTCCTTCTCCTTCAGCTGACTGATGACGCACTGAATGCCTTCGTGATCGTCTCCATCATAGGTATCGCCGTCATAAACGATGGTCCGGAGCTCTCCGAAGGTTTCAATGTCAAGAAAGGTTCTGAGGTTATCGGCCTCGGCCATTTCCTTGAAGCCCATCAGTCAACCACATCCTCAGCGTCAAAAGCAGGCAGCTCTTCCGCGGGGACCTCGACCTCCACTTCGGTGATCGCCTGGATCAGTCCGGCCTTTGACTTGATCTTTCCGGCATCGATGCCCATATCCTTGGCAAGGGCCTTCAGATCGTTGAAGGACATGCTTTCGAGGTCCACGCCGTCCAGGTGCCCGGTGATGGGCTCTCCGGCGGCCTCAGGAGCCTTTTCCGCAGCCTTTGCTTCAGGAGCCTTGTTCTCCTCCGGGTCAGCCTTTTCAGCCACTCCAAGGTCGATCAGGCGCTCCGCTTCAGCATCGTCCACCTCAATAGGAGGACTGCCTGCCTTCACGGGGTTCAGGTAGGGACTGCGCTTGCCGTTAGGCAGCAGGGGACGGTGCCCGTAGGTACCGCTGATGATCTTAACCAACATGAGACATTCTCCTTTCAGTCAGACCGTCAGGACGCGGCTACAACACCCGCTGCATACACCCACGGGCTGTAGTTCTGCGGAGCTGCCAGGGGACGGCTCTCAAGGATGATCTCCCTCTTCTTCTTCTTGCGGTCCACGAACAGATCGGGCACGCGCTTTCCGGTGATGGTCTCGATGTCACCGTTCTCGTCCATGTGGACGATGTGGGCATACATGAGATGGCCGGCGTTGGGCGCGGTGACCATCATGGAGGTGGCCGGGAA